AAATTTCGCCTTGAGTAATTAGGAATAAATCCTCTAGAGTAGTGAGGAATAACAGCAGAATCTCTACCAGCAAAGTTTGGTATTTCTGTTTCATGGTTATTCATGATGAACTTTCGTCCACCAATAGTTCCCTTGCTCATCCTTCCCTTAACTCCAGCAGGAGCGCCCAACATCCTTGCTTCAGCCTCTTCTGCCCTAAAACCCTGATTGAACCTGCCCCTGAAACCACCCGCAGGAGTTCCTCTGACACCCCTCGCATGAGCCGTTGTAGCAATATTCCTCATAATTACAGCCTGTCTCTCTAAAAGAGCATTCTCTTGCCTGATAGCATTTAAGACTAATTGCTCTTTTTGAGACTGGCTCATTGTTGAGTTCAATATGGCATTACGAAGAGTTTCGTCTCTCTGTAAAAGCTGAACTATACTAGATTCAACCGATCTAATTTTCTCTGTTTGAGTTCCTATTGTAAATAATGATTTCAGACCCTCAACAGCGAATCGACCGATTAATTGCGTAATTTTAGCAAAAGCAGCAGTGAATATAACAATTGCTGGCCCACCAAGAAAACTTCCTATAGCTTTAAAAAACCCTTTGATAAAAGTATTACCCTTTTCTGGATCTAAAGCTTTATCTAGAAACTCTGTAAAAGTCGTTGCTATCCCAACTAAATTTTCCAGCAAGGGGCCAAATGTTATAGTTCCTACTTTTTCTGCCAAACTAGTAAGACCTACCACTAGTGCATTTATGTTAGAAGCAAGACTCTCTCCTAAAGCGGCATTTTTTTGAAACGCCTCGTTAGTAGCGTTAGCCGCTGTTTGAGCGGCATTTTTAAATATTCCCGTCTCGCTACTTAAATCTTTTAAAGCAGCACTAACTACGTTGATTTGGAAAACACCACCTGCAAGTTCTTTAATTTTTGAAACAACGGTAGGATCTGCGATGCCTTCTATTGCAGTTGAAAGTGCTTGCAATTTTTGCACTCCTGTTTGAGTCGCATCTATAGCAACTCCTAGCTCTTGCAATTCTGATATAGTAGTTCCTCTGGATAGCCTAGTAAAAATTGATTTAAATGCGTTACCAATAACAGCACCACCCCTTGCAGTCTTTTGCTCAACGGCTGTCACTAAAGCCAAAAGCTGATCAAAACTTACGCCAGCATCCTCTGCTGTAGATCCAGCACGACTAAAAGCTTCTGCCAAATCTTGTGCCGATACAGCAAAAGCCGTATCAACAGCAACCATTTTATTAACAATCTCTGTGTGCTTTAATCCAGCAGATTGGAATCCATTAATAGCAGCAGTTAAAGCTTTTACAGATTTCTCTGCGTCTAAACCTGAAATCCTAGTTAAAACTAAAGCGGATTTTAATCTACTCGCTGTCTCTTCTGCACTTAAACCCTGACGAGCTAATTCTGCCGCCCCATCAGCTACAGTGGAGAAAGATTGCCCCGTTTCTTTAGCAACTCTAAAGATAGAATTTCTAAACTTATTGAAACTTTGCTCTGTTGCTTGAAATATTGAGTTTACCTCAATGAGCCTTTTTTCTACTTCTATAGTGGTGGCGACCAGCTTTTTAAAAGATTGAGTTACTCCATTTAAAACAGCCGTTGTAGCTCCGAAGGCAAAAACACGGGCTGTAGAAGCATCTAGAGATTTTTGAAACTCTGAAGCTTGCCCTGTAATTCTCCCTAAAGCTTGCGAAACCTGCTTAGTAGCCTGATTTAAGCTCTGAGGATTTAACTGAACATTTAGGGATGCATTTAGACTTGTCGCCATATAGTGTAAATTACACCTATCAGCTTAAAAAGTCTTCTGCTTTAAGTTTGCCCCCTCTAGCTTTTGACTTCATTTTTAAGTCATCTACCCCATGAGAAACCTTACCCTCACTCTCCTCTTTTTCCTCATAATTAAATATTTTTATTGGGTCATCTGAGATTTCGTCTGGAATTTTAACATTTCTAAGTTTATTCAACAATGAATTAGTAACTATTAGTAAACTTCTTTGGAATATTGTTAATTCGCTTAAAATACAGCCAAACAATGCAATAGGATTATTTCTTTGTGTAGCGAAAATATCTAAAAAACCACCGTGGAAAGCATACATTAAAATATTATCTCTATCACCCAATTCTGAATAACGCTTAAAAAGAGCGGGAGCGGCAAAAAGCCTGTCCTCTTTCGATATAGGTGTTTTAAAATCACAATCTTTATATAACGAATATTCTATTAACCTATTAATTCTTTTTGATTCTGCTAAAGATTCTGCGCTATATTTTAATAAACCGCTTCTCTTTTCAGACATAGATTTCAACTCTTTTCTTTGATCTTCAATCTGACTGTTAAACATCTCCCTTTGTTTAAGGTCTGTAATTTTATTTAAAGCGGCAGTAGATCTTTTTATAGTCCACCCAAGTGATTTTGTTTTTTCCTCTTCCTTCTCACTCCAAGCGCCAATCTTTATAGCTTTTTCTAAAAGCTCAGATCTCTTTTTGATTCCAGATCTTACCGAAGAGTCGATATCAGATTTCATAAAAGACTCTACCTCTAAAGAGTCTGCCAATGAAAAATGCTTGAAGTAGTAAGTGTTTTTGAAAAGTATTAATTTACTATAACCACGGATAACATCTAGCAAATCATTATGAATCTGATGACTGTCCTTCTTCATCTTCTTCAGCTTTCTCAATCTCAAAAATATCTTTTAAAGCTTTCTCTATAGAATCTTGATCTTCTGCAATTTTGTTATACCAAATGCTAGCCACTCTAATAAAAGTGGTATAAGAACCGTCAAAAATATTCTTAAGTTTTAAAAGAACTGAATCTTTTATTTCTTCAATATCCCCTTGAAGAGCCATTAAAGAATTTCTTCTTTCTGTATAGTTTTCTCCCTCAAAAAGAGAGAAGAGACTTTTTTCACCATCATCAACCTCATCTTCATAAAAAGCAAAATGCAAAACAAACCACTCAATAAGTTTTTGCTCTGCCTTAGCATCTGCTGTTTGATTAAATTGTGACCTTAAATCTGTTTCCATAGTCTGGATAGCTCTGGAAGTATTTGCATATCTTTCTTTCGCATCCTTTAGTTGTTCTTTTTGCTCATCATCTAGATTTTCTGCACCTCCAAAAAACTCTATAGTTCTGGCACATTCTGCGTTTTCCGAGATAAGCTCCCCCATCACATCTTCTGTTTTCTTTGATGTCATACCTCCTATATCACCCATTTTCTTCGCCAACATTGCCCTAGTCAAAAAACCAGCGTTAATAAACTCATTATACTTTTGCCCGTAAAAAAAGTCTGCGTCTTCTAGGTCAGAAATATTAGGCTTACAAAAAACCAATCTATTTTTTATTTTTTTCTTGACCCTTTTTGTAGTCTCAACGGGGCCATTTTTAGTTTTTTTAACATGGGGAACCTCTTTTTCGATCTCCCTAGAAACGTCGAATGAATAGATTTCTTTCATCTACATATTATATGATTTAAAATAATAAAATCAACCAATTACTCCCGTCACTGTAAAACTAGCTGTAGAATTAGCATGTTTAGTAAAGCTAATATGATTTATACTAGAACTAGCAACAGTGCCAGTGACTCCCATATTATTTGAAATTAATACATCATTTTTATAGTATGAAAAACTTTTATTTGTGTGGTCATAATAAACAAACAAATCAACAGGAACTCCACTTTTATAACCTCCAAAAAAATTGCCGCTTTGATCAAACATATAGCCTTCTTGACCAGAAAAAGTAACCATATTATTAGCCGCTCCTCCTGCCCCAGTTCCCATTAAGGAGAACTCAAAACCACTAATAGGACTATCCACAGAGATGGATATGTCATATGTGGAATTTTGAAAATTAGATAAGCTTCCAGTAACAATCATTGTATTATAGGGAAATAGTAAGAAAAGCTTACTGTAGTATTATCATCAAGAGATGTGCTTTCATCAACTGTTTCTAAGCAACACCCACTAGTGGTAAAATCCATAACAGAATTACCATCCATGTCTTTTAAATCTATTTTAATTACCCCGCTATCACAAATTAAACTAGAAATATTTATGCCTGTAACATTATTTTTAATTACATTAAAATTAAGGCTACCTTGTGCTGGGAGTTCTGGATATCTAAATCTTGGGACTCTAGTTCCAAGTCTTGTTATGTCTTTTTTAGAGGGAGAAGCTGATATTTGAAAATCTTGTATATTTAAACTAGCCGTATTTATACCCTCATCTCCATTTGTTGTGCTCGTTATCTCAATATCCTCTGGCCTAAAGAATCCTCCAAAAAAATCCTTACTTTGATCCTCCATTGTTAGTGCTCCAGCAGGAGTAAAAATAGCCCCATCTCCTCTGTAAGTAGTTGATCCTTTGACTATATCTCCGACAGAACCATTAATAGAGTATTCAGTTAAAGCTCCCCCTGATACGGTTGTAACGCCAACTACATCTTTTATTGTAAAATCAAACTCACCCGTAGACAAAAAACCAGATTGCATCTGCTGAAAACTATAGATAGGATCTATTCCAGTAGCACCTGTCGTTAGGTTTACTGATAGACTTATGTCAGTGGACTGATTAGAAGAAAGAATTCTTTCTTTTATATGAGAAACCCCCAACTCTGGCAAATCATTCAGTGATTTAGTAGAAGATGTTGATAAAGCAGTAACGGCTGGCACCCGCTGATCATTAATGAAAAGCTGTATATCACTAGAATGAGTTCTAAATGCCATACTTTATGTTACACAAAAAAGCCCCGCATTTCTGCGGGGCTTTTCCGTAAGCTATGTTCGAAGCTGATTAACCGTCCTCAGATTGGGAGTATTTAGCCTTCGTATTCAACTTAGGATAGTAGAATCCTCCTGTTACAGTATTGTTGGTATAACTATTTTTGTCATAACCAACTTTTTGATCAGCATTAGCTCCAGAGTAGAAGAAGCCTTGATCTGTCTGATTAACACCACCAATTTGAGTGGAGAAAACCATATCAATAGTCTCGTTATCATCTAGTCCCTGAGAGAAACCTTGTGAATCCATGACTGCTTTTTGCATGGTGAAGTTGTGCTTTGTTTTGCCATCTTCCCCTTTGACAGTTAATTGAATATTAGTGGTTTCGTTACCAGCATCTCCAGTTAGAATCTTGTCAATTTGACCAGCACTAATATTTTTCAACAACGCACTGACGGACATCGTTACGTTAATTGGGAAGTCTAGCGGCTTGGCTACTGCTTTAGCAGAACCAAGAGCCTCAATAGGAGTCCTTGAGAGAGGAACTTCAATAGAAGCACTCTGAACATGCATATCCCCAAGATCTGTCCCTCCAAATGTAAACGATTCATTTGAGAAACTAAGAGTAACATCTTCTGGTCTAAGCACAAGAACATCCATGTTTCCAGTGCTAGGAACACCAAGCATAAGTTGGCCAGTATCTGCCCTGCCTCCAGCTTTGTTTAATGCTGGGTTGTAAATCCCTGATGCATTTGTATCAAATGTTATATTTTCCGCAGTTCCATCAATATCTACTCTTGGAATCTCTCCAACAGCAAAGTTAACAGTGTAGCTTTCAAAATTACAGTTACCCAAAGATACGACATCTGTTCCTGCAAGTTCTGTTTTAGTATATCTTCCTGTAGGCTCATCTATAAACGCTGATTCATGACCACCAGCAGATGCAGTGGCAATAACCCCCTCTGTCGCAAAGGCATCTTTGCCTTCAGCAACGGTAGACACAAAAAGATTTTTCTCTCTGTGTAAGGGATGTTCAGATAAAATGCCTGAAATAAACTGATCCTGCAATGTTCCATCAGCCGCTTTACCTAATCCATTAAAACCTAAAAGCCCCTCGTTTTCACCGTTACCAAGATAATACCCAAGTGAGAAAGAAGGATTTAAATCACCAAGGGTGATTGTTCCGATTCGCGCTAATTGACCAAATTCCCTGACATCTTGCCTTCCTCCAGCAATGTCAATATCGAAAGAAAATGTGTCTACACGATGAAGCTGTTTGGGAAGAACACCAGACAGCTTAGAAGCTTTAAGGCTTACCGTATCTGCCTCACTGGTTCCATTTGGAAGCATTCCCGTGGGAGAAACGTATACAGCCTTGCTTTGTGAGATAATTCTAGTTCTAGAAGCCATGTTGTTTTAAATTTAAAAGTGAAATGTTTACACTTTCTTACACGGATTTATAGTCTAGGGAAACGATAAGTGCATAATTCAAAGTCTATATAGCCAATTGAAATGTTTTTATTAAGGTTTTCTCTGATTCTTTCTGAAACTATTTTCGACACAGAGACGTTCTCAATATGTGATTTTACAGGATCTGACTGAGAGGACACCAAATTGTCGTAACTATAGGGAAAATCCTTAACCGAGAAGGAAAATCCGTATGGGAAATCCCCATACGGTATATGAGTTATATCTCTCCTTACAGTGTCTCTAAATAGAGAAAGAACAGAATCTAACGTGTAATTATCAAAAGATAACACCATAACTCTCATTTTGGTTCTAGTGTCCTCCTCTCCCCCAAAGGAAAATTCCTTATTATCTGAAGATGCTACAGAAATAAAGCAAGCAGGTAAAAAATACGTTGTTTCGTCATATTCATCAGTTTTCCCATATTGGTATGGCAACTCAGTTGCGCTATCTTTAAAATCAGAGTGAATTATGATTTGAGCATCTGTATCATTAGTGATGTAGGTATTTACTTCTTTTACTGTAGAATTCGCGGTTAGAGCCGTGTCTGCTATTTCAGCCCCAGATGCCTGTGGAAATATAAGTCTACCATTTTCGTAATCAGTAAAAACTCCTCCGTTTTTGTCATAGTTACCAGTGATAAAACCATCACCTAAAAAGAATCCAGAATTAGGAGAGTCAACCCCATGTTCTCCAACTAGAGATCTGTATTTTCCTTGAAATGCAATATGGGTCGGAGGAACATCTGAAAAAGAACCAGAAGTAAAAGCATTACTCAAGTCTGTTTGATACGCTTTCGCAGTATCACCTAATAAGCGGTTCTCAAACCATAGGTAAAAACTGGATAAAATATTTTGATCAAACTGAGCTTTCATTTATCTAATCTTAATAATCTTTGTTTGAAATCCTCAATAAGCTTACCAATATAAGGAGTTCTAGTAAGACTTACACCAGAAGATCTATTTTTGACTTGTATACCCGTGCCTGAACTAGACTGCCCAAACCCTGAACTACTAAACAAATATTGCCCTAAGTTAGTTAACCCGCCATCCTCAATACTTTTAGCCCAACTTTTCCCAGACATCCAAGGAACAGGAGTTAATCCATATATCTCGTCTGCGTCTGGTATAAAAAATGTAACAGTATATCTACCGCTTTTATTGACCCTTTTAACTTTGAATCTAATTTTTTCGTTAAAAATCTGAGAGATTACATCAGTTGGCCTATCTCCAGAAGAAAATCCTATAAAAGAAAAAAGGTTGCCGTAACCACCTAAAGTTCCACTAGTGTTTGACGCTCTGGGACCAGCATCTAACTCAACAGTAATAGGGTGAATTTGAAATTGTTTTTGAAGCTCTTTTTGTCTCTCTTCTATTTTCGGCTTCATTACGGCTCTAAGAGCCATTCCCATTCTTCTTTGATTTGGGCTATCTACAGTTAACTCTCTTAAAAGCTCCTTGGCGTTTACAGTCACCACGGGCTTTGATACCGACATGAATTTTCCCGCAGCCATTAGTTTTCACGCTTCAGAAAAATAGAGTAAAATTGAGCATCAAATGGACCGATTACCTTGGCATCTCCATCTACAACAAATAACTGATCATCAATCTCTATCTTTGAGCAAATTTTTATTTTCTCATAAGCATCAGATTTAACCTTTATCCTAACCTCTCCCTCAGAACCGATTAAATTCATTTGACCGTTGCCATCTAGAATATCTTCTTTTTGTTCGTTTTTATAAAAAACGCGAGCAGCATAAGTATACTTAGTTAGGGTCTGCTCTGACGATATCTTGGCTGCATCTTTTCTCCTTCCATATAAAGGATTATAATTTAGCTCTACAGGGACGGAGGATGTTTCTTCTACATAAACATAAATATTTCTAGCGAAAGTGTCATGAACGTCACTAAGCGCAGAATTAATTGCTGTTTTTTCTGCATCTGTAAGGAGAGAAGCCATATCACACTAATTTCCCCGATAGATTGTAAGTGCCATCTGTCCCAGCAACTTGTATTGGCGAGGACTTTTGATAATTATATTGGAAAATTAGATCGTTTAGCTTTTTCTGAGACTCATCTGCTAAATCTCTATATGTCTTAGCAACAGAATTTTTATTCTGTCTTTGAATAGTTGTATCCCCTTCTTTAAGGGTAACCCAGTCAACAGAATCAGAATAAGTAAAAGACCTTAAAGATTCTCTAGCTGATTTCTGATAATACCAAATTTCATAAAGAGAAGAGAAAATATTCTTTTCTACTTCAGCGAGACCAGTTGCTCCCATTTTAATATCACCATCAGAGTTTACTTCAAACTCCTCATGTATAAAACCATTCAACTCTCCAATATTGGTTTCTAACCAACCAGAGACAAAGCCCATATTATATGCGCCAGTATCATTAGGGAAATCGTATGTTACGATTCCGCTAGCTATAACACCTAAGTCATTCATTAATTAAAAACCGTCTTTAAATAACTTTACAGCAGATTCGTAGTCTGGGGAACTTGGATCTAAAATTGGTTTCGCTGTTCCTTGAACAGTTACGTTGTGTTTTTGCACATAAAAATCAAAAGACTTTAAAAGAGACTTCCTCAAGAGATTCATATTTCTCTCTCTGGGAATCCCAACTCTTGCTGCTAAATCCGTCAGTTCTGAGGCGTTGCAACCCTCTAAACGCTTCCTAAAGACATCTCTATGAAGAGTTCCATAAGGATTCATTTGAGGCATTCCTAGAAGACCCTCAAGCTCCTTTACTTCTTCTATTCTTTTTTCTTTTTCACTCCGATCCTTGCCGTCTGTAACATCAAATTCCTCAAGGTGTTTCTTCTCAACCCCTTTAGAAACATTCATTTTAGGAGCACTTTTCTTTTTAGCAGACTTTTTCTTACTCATAATACATGATAGTCTAAATTTATATAAAAATCAATAAAAAAAGAGCCGCCCCTTTCGAGGCGACTCTTTTTATTAGAAGCATAAGCTTGCTTACACAACCAAGCCGATAAGAGCCTTATTGTCGATGCAAAGGCGACCCTCCTCAACTTTACCGTAGTAACCGATCTTGTTCTGACGAACAGAGAACTGATCGTCCACAAGAACTTGGAATTCGGCAGGGGAACCCTCACCGATAACGGTAGGACGGATAAGCGCATCCTTAGAACGGTCGATTCCGATGAGAATCTCATCAGATGCAGTCGTCCATGTATCTGAACCACCACCTCCGTGTCCAGCAACAGTAGCACCCTCAGATGCAACAATAGCACCGAAGAGCTTATTGAATCGCTGTCCTACACCCATCTCGTTGATCTCCATGACGTTGATCCCGTAGAAAGACGGAAGACCAGCGGCACTGAAAAGCTCCTGACGAAGCTGATCTGGAGCAGGAATACTATCTTTAACAGCAGAACCGTAAGGAGCTTCAGCGGTGTTGATTGGATTGTAAGCCATAGCACGAAGCTCTTCTACCATTTCTGGAGAAACAAGAAGGTCCGAAATACCAGACTTAACGCCACCAACAGGAGTTCCTCCACTGAAGGAACTGTTGATCCGCTTACTCTTAGTGATTAAGTTGTTGAAGTCAGCAAGCACGAAACGATTTTCTGCACTAGAAGCGATAACGCTGTTTCCAGCAGCACCGCTAGTTCCAGTTGCTTTAACCAAAGCGGTCGCAAGCACATTGAAAGCAGTAGTCGTTTGCTTAAGTAAAACCTCTTGAGCCATCCTAGTGAAAGTCTTGCTTACAACGTCAAGACGCGCCTTACGGACATACTTGCGATCAAACGCAAGAGCACTGTCCAAAGTGTAAGTCGTGAACTTAAGTTCGTTGTGAGCAGGAAAGACTTGACTGTAAGGAAGCCCACCAGCAACCTGCTGAGAATACACCTCGATGTAATCCTCATCAGTGATATCGTGGAAAAGATCCAAAGGCAAGGAAGGGTTGTCGTCTTCACCATAAGAAATCGTAGAATAAAGATTTCCGATGGTAGGAGCGTTATTGATAACCTCCGACACAACAGGCCCGAGCAGTTCTGCAACTGCTGCCTGTGCCTCATAAGCCTCTTCACGATTATTAGATCCCATTGCTCTGATAAGAGCTAACTGATCTTCAGTTCTTTTAATTGTGATTTTCATGATCGTAAATAATTAGCAGCGAAGTTTAAGAATTGCATAAGCACCAGCGAAAACGTCCGTAGTGCCACCTTGAGATTCCCTATTACCAGTAGCGATGAAGCTTCCAATGTTATGGGCATGATGCTCTGCATGTTTAGCAGGAGTAGCACTGGAGATACCAGTGATAGTTCCATTCTTAGATGGTAGAGCATAGTCATTAACAGAAGGAACAACTCCGTCTGTAAGACCCCTAGTGTTAATGGTGAACAGACCCCGAGTAGCTACGGGAACAGCCTCACCAGAAACAACACACTGGAGTTCCTCTTTTTTCTGTGGGTAGTAAAGAAGGTTCTCTCCGTTCTCATCTTTATTGCGAACATCGCGCAAAAGAATCCCGATTGCTTTAACGCCCGCACCAGTATCACTACATTTGGTGACCTTGTAAGGCACCTCTGGATACATGGACAGACCTTTGCCTAAAGTAGTCTGGAAGGAATCAGAGTCCCCTCGCTGGACATACTTGACAGGATCATCAGTAAGATTAGCGGAACTAATCTTAACAACAGAACCCGCCTCGCCCGTTTCGGTATCGAGAGAATAGAAGTTGATAACATCATTCTCGTCGTATTGACGAAACGGCAGTAAACGTGTAATTTCGTTAGCCATAATTGATTAATTGATTGTTTAATTTGATACTTCTACAGAGAAGTTCTTCTTAAGCCTCTCGACAAAAGAAATCTTTTCGCTTGCTTCTGCGTTATTGTTAGGAATAGATGCCTCTGCCTCATCTCCCTCAACCTCAAGCTCTTCTGCTGGCTCTTCATCTTCTGTAGTCTCCTCTTCATCAGGATCATCTCCCTCTTCGCGGCTAGCTACAGCTTCGTCAATGCGAGCTTTAATCTCAGCTTCTTTAGCTTCGATATTCTTTTTCAGCTTATGAGCAAAAATAACTTCAAGCTTTTCCTTATAGGAATTAAAATCTTCATCAGAAGAACCAAGCTCCTTAACTTCAGCGGTGACTAGGGCTAATTCCTTTTCATTAAGGTCATAGTCGCTGTCAATGAAGTTCATGCGATCATTAAAGAGATCAACCGCAGCTTTCGCTTCCACATCGCTCTTAAGGGCATCTAGTTCTTCTTTCGTCTGCTTGAAAGAGTCTTGTAACTCTGCAAGCTCTGCTTCGGCTTTCGCCTTAGCCTCCTTCTCAACGTCCATCTTGGCTGTCCAAGACTCGTTGTGTTCTACGAGAGTATCTCGGATAGTCTCGCTAACAGTTTTAGCCTCAGAGCCTTCCTTCACTGCGGAAGCAACGCTCTTGGACAACTGAGTAATAAGTTGGTCGAATTGTTCTTTATCCATATTAAAAATGTTTTTTAATTTGTCAGACTTTACATTAATATTAGCGTTTCGGGAAATTTTTTCTATTTTTTTATCGTCTGACTCATCTTTGTTTGTATAAACACCCCTTACAGCAGCGGCAGGGTTTCTTGTTAACGCCGCCCCTAATGGGTAAGTTTGGCCAACAATTAATCTGTTAACAGGCTTGCCTTCTGGGTCTTCCCCTTTTCCACCCAAACCCTTGACATATTGTTTTAATCCCTCTTTTTCGACACCTGTTGCAATAGTAGAATCTTGTAAAAACTTTGATCCTACAGCTACTTCAAATTCTTTAAATGCTAATTCCCAACTAGTAGAAATACTTTGATAGGTTTCATCATCTTCTTCCGAAGCATTTTCAATAGCTTCTGCTAGCTGTGGATAAACAGACTTGTAAATCAAGCCAGCAGCATTCATATAAAACGGCTCTTTTTTATCGGCGTAAGATTCAATATCGTTATTTTTAAAGTCAAACTCTCGTTCAGAGAAGGACGCATTAATCATGTGACCGACGATTTTATCTTTTTTGTGTTCGATGTTAATCGGCTTATTGATAAATCGTTTTATAGCAGCTATTGCAGTTTTTGCATCAATGCCATCGCCATTTTTGTTGAATTCATTAACCTTTGCTAAGTTAAAGACAACAGGTAAAACGTCGATATTCTGATCTGGGTCGAAACCTTCAGGCAACAGAGATTCTGCTGCCTCTTGGATAGCTCCTTGTGAAAGGCCAAATAATTCGAACTCCTCGTCTTTTATCTCTCTTACTTTACCTTCAAACAAACAAATGTTAAAATCATCCAATGACATATCTTTTCTTACACAGAAATTTGAGTTGAATGATATAAAATTGCAGAAGCTAAGTCATCTAGTTGATGCTGACACCCTAATTCAAGAACTTTTTTATTAACCGCAAGAGATGTAAGTTTGTCTAAATCTTCTACTATTTCAGATAAAGCTGGCTCCCAATCTGCAACATCTTTTGCTATAACAATAGACTCGCAAACTTGAGCAACCATTTCTTTTTTCTGCTTAGACATTCTCTTTAAGCCAAACTTAGAAGCAAATTCCCTGAAGGCTAAAAGCTCAAATTCATTTATTCTTTTAGTAGCCTCTACTATGTTTTTCTTTGAATAAGAAGAGTTAGAAACTCCAATAGGTCTACCCCCTGACGGAGAAACAGGTTTTTGAGCGTCCTTTGGTTCTGGATCTCCTCCTTGCGGAGTTGACTCATCATATAAATTAATTGTGTTAACAAGTGGCATATAGTGACCTTTTTCTCTATGCTCCTTAAACTTGTCTTGTGCGCTTTCCATGTCCTTAGCATCAGGAAAGACCCCAGTGTGGACAACCTGCATTCCTTGCTCTGGAGTCAATACACCAAGCTCCATTAGCCTTGTAGCCAACTTAGAAAGGTTGTTATCATCCATAGTGTCGGTTTTGGCGAACTTCGCCTCTGGCCATGAACGCAACCCAGCAGCCTTACAAATTCTTCTGATCTCTGGGTTAATAAAATCATTTAAAAAGGCTCTCCTTGATTCCTCTAATCTTTGGAAGAAAACTTTCATTTTAATCTGAGTGTCAGAATATTTTGAGTCTCCGATAAGAACATTTTGCAAACCCTGCTCAATATCTTTGTTTATAACTTCGTATTTTTCTGGACCGACAACTTTTCGGATATCAGGAATAATGAAATCAGCTTTTGTGGTATAGTCAGAAACAAGAACACGACCAACGCTCTGGTTTTTGAATATCTGTTGCATAGCTGCCAAGTTCCTGTGATTAACGCCGCCTTTATCTGGCTCATTGCCCATAGTCACTAGAAGCACAACATTTTCAATAGAACGACTAATTGCCTGATCAATATTTTTTAATTCTATTTTTCTGTTAAGATCATCGAGAACAGAATAGCCAACAGGAATAGCTAAAGGCTCATAGTCTTGCTTCTTAGCAAAAACGACATGTAATAACTGAGGATCAAGTTTGATTTGAATCCTAGTCATAGCATATGCGCTTTTGCCCGATTTGAGTGCCTCTCGCACATTTTCAGGTAGAGAGTTAAAAACTTCTACCTCATGCTCTGTTTCTGGTTTCTGTAGTCTAGAAATTTCAAAAGGAGACAAAACTTTAAAATATTCATAACCACTAAAAGACACAGAACCTTTGGTCGCTATATCTGTAGGATTAATTAACAAATATCTAATTGGTATTTCTTTTCTTGAGCTAGCTCCGTATGCTTCTAGCATTTTTTGAGAATTCTTTAGAGGAATCTTACCATCTACCCTGTAGAAAAACACATTGCCAGACCGATAGTATTCTCTGAAGTATTGCTCCTTTATGTCATGCATCCTGATTCTCTTAAACCAAGCATCAATAAATTTTTTAGATTTTTCTGTCCCTCCTTCAAGATAAATATCTGAATCTGCAAACTCTGAAAGAAGGTCTATAGTTCCCCTAAAGGAAGAAATATTAAAGTAAGCTTTCTGACAAAGCTCTACAGCCTCTTTCGCATCTGCCGCGTCTTTTTCGTAGTTAAAGGGCAAAATGCCATTTTTAATATTATCAAACCTGTTACTAAGCCCTGAAGTCGTAACTGCATTAGTTCTGGCTTTAGTTCTAGCAGTTGGGGAATCTAACCTAGATGCTTTAGAGCTAAAAATAGGATCTCCAATTAACTCTGGAGAGAAACCCTCCTCTTCAACATTTAAGAGGCTTTCAATAGAAGCTTCATTCTTTTTAAATTTTTCCCAGTATTCAGATCGTTTGGTATATTTACGAGGCATATCAAAGTTTACACTAAAGTTATAAAAGTTACTTTGAAACTTTTCAAATTGCAAAAGGAATAAATGTGCCTTGTGGTTTTTTCTCTACGCTGGCATTTTCCGCATCAAAAAATACCTTAGCGAACCAATTGCCTAAAACCAAAGCAGAATAAGAGTCTTTTCTCGCTCTGTTCGGCCCTTTCTGCCTCCTTAAGTTCTGAGGTAGGTTAAAAGACTGTGAACCCTGCGGGTTACCAATCACCTCAATGTTCGCACATTCTGACTTTGTAAGTTCTACCACATACTTTTGATGGTCAATTAAATCAATCATCATCGCTCCCTTAGAAGCTACAGGTGTCTTTATATCCCATTTTATTTTATCTATTGGTATATTCTTTTTTCTTTGCTCATCAAAATGACTATCCACAGCCCTAGAAGCAAATAAAATTCTTTTGTGGTCTATAGCCGCCTGTAACATTTCATTAGCATTTCTTATCCAGTTTGATGTAGGCTTTCTTAATATGCAGTAATTCCGCTCTCTAAGATTATATTGATTTTTAAAAGATAAAATATCTGAGTTCCAGTTTTCTGGTTTCTCTAGATCAACATCAATAACTCCTATTTTTATATTGTTTTCTTTAAACAAAGCACTCTCATTACAAGAATTTATAAACTGAACGCCTCCATTGTAGTCACCGCAGATACCAACAATGTTAAAATATTGTATTAGATATAGAAAATATTGCATATGCTCTTTCAGAGAAACTCCTGCTATTGCGTAGCTATGAACTAAACAAATCTTTTTTGCGTCTCTGTCTATTTTAAACACATGCATTGCAAAGTGGTCAGCACTTGTGTTACCTGCCCAGTTGGGGTCAAAAGCCAATAAATACTCATCACTAGGATTACCGACAACCTCTACAGAAGGGAACTCGCCATCAGGCACTGTGCAAGCCGCCATTTTTGATAATCTGAAATACCCATCACTTTCATCTATAAACTGAGCACCAAACTCTCTCTTGAACTGCATCTCACTCATAGTCGCCTTTGCTTGTTTAAGCAGATTCTGATCGTATAACCTTGATGGAGCACAGTCATAACTTAACTGCATAATCAGTCTATAAGCATCATCTTTAAAACTCTCCTCTTCGTCATCGTCGCTTTTTAGCTCTTGCCCATGAATTAGATCTTCATACTTCTTATAAAGTTTATACATGTATTCGAATTTGAAGGATGGAGATGACAGGATGATAAGCTTATTGTTAGGCCAAATGTATCTATCCTCTTCTTTCATCTCGCCCTTGTCGATTAATTTGGATTCTAAATTGTATAATTCCTCCCTCTCGATAGGATTCTCTACCACACCCAGAAATGGTATAATAACTTCATTAAATATCTTTTCAGGTATAGTTAAGAACTCATCCAATACAATCCTGTTAAATCGAAATCCACGGAGTCTTTCACCGTTAGCTAACGGAAGGGCTATCGCCCTAGCCTTACCTAAAGTTAATGTCCATTGGTCAGTTCCTTTGGTTATTTTAAATCCACATTCTTTAATTAGACTAGCTTCGGGTTTGCTAACAATATCCTCCATCTTTTGGAAGATTTGTTTTGATTGCCTAAAGCTACCTGCTATTACCCCTATATTGGCGTTAGGATTAAGTAGGCACTCAAGTAATACATAAATGGCAGTAGAGAACGTCTTTGACATACCACGCGAGAAAACGAACATAGAGTAGTCAGAAACCATCATCCCCTTAATAGCCATTGCTTGAAAGGGGAATAACCTAACACCTAAAAAGAGTTCAGATGTAAATGCTATATTGTTCCGTAGGAACTTATACAGCAAATACTTCGCTTCTTCTTCTTTGATACTGCCATCCATTTCCTTTAGGAACTTATTCAGTTCCTGAGAGGAATGCTCAAGCCGATATCCTTGTTTTCCCTTTGTCCAAGACATTTACTCGTTCATCTATAAAATATTGTAAGTCTGTATTCCACAATCCGTCTCCATAGTGCAGAATTAGTGGAATGATTTTTTTAGCTCCTGCTCTATTGTGTGCAAAAATGATTTGTAGGTTTTTCGGGTAATCTATAAGCAGATTGCGAACATTGTGCCACAGATACCCTAAGTTAGATTTGAATTTAGATTTTTTATTGTGCTCTTCTAGTTTGCTAATAGTTGTCTCTGCTACTACAAACATATATGAATTAAACTGAACACACCTATCCATCTCTCTCCTGAATCTATCTATATCTTTACCAAAGGTCTGCCTGAAATCATCCTGAGCTTTTCTATCTACAAATGTAGATGTATAATAATTACCTCTAGCTGTATAATCCCCGAAATCTAATTTGTTAACTATAGAGTCTTTGAATTTTAAGGGAGCTTTTTCTCTTGTATCAGTAAATAAAGGAATACTACTTCTATCAACCTTCCAGAAATCTCTAGGCAGTCCCCCACAAAAATGATTATCTACTCCTAGCTCATCCAAGAAACTTTTATAAGACCCCCATAGTTTTTTATAATAATAAATACCAGCCATCTCTGATAAATCATAGAAAAGGTTTGGTGGAGAGCTTTTTACCCCTTTTAAATCAAATTTTTGTTTCGCTTTCTCTTTGAGGTGATTTTTGACATCCTCCTCTGGAGCCGAGTCCATCCATAACTTAAAATTATCATAACTGATAAAATTATCCCTAAAGTATTGATCATAAGATTTGAAAGGGATCTTTTCGCCCGAATACAAATCTTTTCTTTCGTAGTATTTGACGTAGTAATCACCAATAGTGAGAGCGTGAGCTTTCAGGTGCGCGTGAAAACTCCTCTTGTTATCAAACTTTTTATTACACTCTAGACAAGTGAATTCCATTACAATATTTCTTTTTTGGATATACCTAAAATACGAGCCTTATACTCGTCCATCGTTTCAAGTCGGTCAGCTTCCTCTTCTATTAACTTGTTTTGCATCTCTGCCATCATGATCATACGATCACGTTCTTCTTTCTCTTGAAATGCCTCAACAAGCGCAGCGATACTCCCATTCTGCTCCCCTCTTGCCTTTAAACGCGCCTGACGGCTTCCATTAAGGTCTTTCGTCAAAGATTCGATTCTTTTCTCACATTGGTTCAACTCCTCGCTAGTGGCCTTTATAAGCTCAGTAAGACGTAATGTTATATCTCGTTCATTATCAGTGTCATTGAGCATATTATTCAATCTGTCGATTCTTTGCTGGATATGCTTCTGTCTGACGTAGTTTGTGCAAACGGTAATATATAAATTTAACTCATCGTTTGTCAGGTCAGGCTTGTCCCACACTGTCCTCACAAATTCGCTCTCAAATAAATCTCTATCTGCTATTGTTGAGTATTGATTAATAAAATGCACGAACCTTGGACTCTTCAAGTAGAGTAAAAGCTTCTCGCACATTTTCTTTTGTTTTGTTTGGATAGATATTTCGTCAAAATTCTGCCCAGCCCAATCATTGACCTTTTTGATAGCTCTTGATAAAGACTTCGGTGGAGACCACTTGTCGTTAGTCAACATTTCATTATCATCAACTATCTCTGGCCTATGCTGACGCAAAAATTCCATCACCGTTCTATGTTGTTGACTTAGTGGCTGTATCTCTCTGTCTTTAAAGGTCAAACGAGTCACTTCAAGAGCGTTCATGCCACGTTCAACATTATTACTCATCAAAAACTCTTTCTGTTCTGATGTTAGATCAACCTCCTCCACCCTTGGAACTAAAGTAGTAGTAAATTCTAAATTATTATTAATTAAAAATGATCTAACGGCCCTGCCTTCTTTTGAGCGTCCATCAAGAGAGTCATTTTCAAAGACGGTTTGGGTGATATGTTTCAAATCAGGGTTACGAGCAAACTCTTCTTGTATTTGATTCTTTTGTTCTTGTGTTAATTCTATATTGCTCATAAAATATCGTTGTCTTTTATAATTTTAATAGCTATCTGGTAAAATTTCTTTTTTAAATTAGCCATTTGCTTGTATCGTGGCTTTTTTCTTTTTGAAACATCTGCTTTAAACCCAAATTTTTTAGCAACATCATTTTCATCAATGTTCTCGATATAAAGCATATAATAAATTTTTTTATGCTTTTCGTTTAATTGATCCATGACTAACCCATGAAGTTTATCTGAGGATTCCTTGTAATTGACAAAATCCCTTATTGTCGCAGTTCCTGTCGCAACACCCTCCTCTAAAGCCAGAGGAAGCTTTATATTATAAGCTCTTTCTTTCTTTTTCTTCCATTTCGCAAAATCAGCACAAGTTTCGTCTTGCTCTTTACTTTTGGTAAATTCACATGAAGTGCCGCCCATATTATGGGGACATCTTAAACAAGGCTTTGCAAAGCTAGAATAATTATTACGAATCAGATTTTTTATCTGATTGGATATAATCATTGAAGCCCAAGGCTTGAACGGACGCTCTTGATCCCAAAGGTGCCACTTATTATATATATGTAAGCGTATTATTTGACAGACATCATCGTAGTCCATCCACGCTATGGCACTTAATTGCCATTTAGGTCTATATTTTTTTAAGAGTTCTTCTAGATCTTCACGCTGACTATCAAAATCATTATTCATCTACATCCCTCATCCTTGAGGAAGAACAATCTTGAATGGTTTTATCTAAAAGCTCTTTTCCGCTCGGGTCTTTTGAAGCGGGTCTATTAAATGAGTCTCTACCCCTATTTGCTTCACTAGAGGTAACTGAACCCCAAATTTGCTCAACAGTAGTTTGTTGTTCATTATTTTCGACTACAATATCTCTTTTTAACTTATTTAAATTAACATCAAGCTCAGAAGTTTCTTCTTCTTCATTTTTCGACTTCGAAGTAGTCACCCCATCAAGAGGCTCGCCACAAGTAGAGCAAAATTTTGGCTTTTTCAATTCATATAAGATCTTAGAACCACACGATACACAGAAAACCTTATTCATGGCTAATTTTATTAATTTAAATCACTTTTTTCAATTTTATCTACCAAATAGCTTATAATTTTATCTCTCATGACATCATCTTTGGTAAAATGTAAGTGATGTATGCCATAGCTCTTACTTTCCTCATCATCGAAGACTTTACAGAATTTTTGAAAACCCGTGGCGTTAATATCGCTCTGCATAGTGTCTCCGCATATATATAACGTAGAATTGGCGCTAATTCGGGTTATGACTGTTGTAAGTTCTTTTACTGTCATATTCTGTGCCTCATCTACGATGACAACTTTATTTCTCCATGTAGCTCCACGGATAAAGTTAATCGGGGCCGCATCTACCGCATCCCGCTGTTGTAATTGGTGTTTTTCATGTGCATTTAAAAGTTCATCCAGTTTATCTTCAAGGGGTCCAATATAAGGATTAAATTTATCATCCATACTTCCTTTCAGAAAACCCATCCCCTTATCCGCACTCTCAGCCAAACTTCTTAAATAGAGTATTTTAAGCAGATTGTCCTTATTGTGTTTATATAGTGCTGTATACACTGACAAAAATGTCTTTGCCGTCCCTGCTGGTCCACTAATAAATACTACCCGCGTTTCGGGGTTTCTCATTATCTTATGGAATTGACTTTGTTTCTCTGTAAGTTCTATATGCCCCAACAAAAAAGAGTTTTTATATTTAAATGACATTTATGTTCTTTTTTACACGAAGAACTGAATGGATGGCTTGATGTTTATAGAATTCACCACCCCCCCGCTCTGTGGCTGTCAAGCGAAAAGTCAAGAATTCTGAAAAAACCCTCCCCCTAAAAAAAGTGATAAAAAAACAAAAAAGAGCTTGCATTTATCTGAGAAGTGTGGTATACTTACAGCATGTTAGCACAACTTATATCCGATGCCGTCCGTCTCGCTCCTCGCTTCGCCAATGAAGATGGCGAGCTTTTGTTCGATCACCTTACAACTAAGTTTCCTGATGCCGCGACTGATGCGGTGGACTTGGTTGTTCGTCGTGTATGCTCTAACGCTACAGCGGGATTCTCTCGCGACTGTTGGGCATCGCTTGCCACTTCACTGCTTAACGAGATCGAAGACTGGGGCGATCTGTCCAAGCCTTCGCCCTTCGGCATTGACTTCGGCGTTGATGCACTCGACAAGCTCACGATAATAAAGTGAGAAAAAAACAAAAAAGATCTTGCGCTTCGGCGCAAGATCGAGTAAACTTAAAACATGAAAAAAGCACCTAAGCACTTAACAGATACCGACTACATCATATGCTATCGAGAGGCTTGTGATCGCCTCATGTCCAATGGCATTTTGCCAATCGGTCCAACTTCAAAAAACTTTAAAGAGCTAGCCGATGAGATTGCCGAAGCTCTCATGAATCAAGAATTCTATAAAAAAACAAAATAAATACTTGCATTAAATCAAAATCTAGACTATAGTTACAACATGACTGACAGCGAAAAGATCACTAAACTAATCGAAGCAAATTCAAGACTACGCGGGGAGATCTGCGGGGTATCGGGGCAAGTCTCTGGTATGTCAATGTGGTGCAACGATGCCGAGGCATCCGTATGGCTCAAGAAGGTTGAGGGCAGACTAGACGAAGCTCTCAAGCAAGACGACAAGGTAGTTTCTAAAATCATCTTCGGATAAAATAAAACAAAATAATCCTTGCATTTAACTCAATAACTGGTATACTACTGACATGATAAAGCAATTCAAAAACAAATCTGGCGAGATCGTTGACTGTGTGGAGATCGCCACCTGTTGGCCAACTGACTCAGCTTGGGAGAGCAACAGAAAGCAACGCCAAGAACACGCAGACAAAAACAACAATGGCGAGCTTGGCAAGGCTGGCAGATTCTACCACAACAACAGAGGCGTTGAGTGTTGGGTAGACACCGAGGCAAGAGTCTGGTGGACTGAGGACTGCCGATAATAATCTAACAAAACAAAAAAAAATAAACTACTATAATCCAATGAAACAAATCTTCATCAATCACTTCGTCACTGTTGTAGGCATTACAACTCTCGCAATCCTTGGGATCTTCGGCCTGATGGCTTACTTCGTAGGCTTAGACTTAGCACTCGATAATATGGGTGGCTACTATGTCACCAACCCTGACGGCGAGGTATGGTATCATGCCTATAACTTCTTACACTTTGCCGCTGTCACTTTCTTACCTGCTATGTTCTTCGCTCCTTTGCTCACGTTCGTTGACTGGCTCAACGCACCAAAGAAGCGCAAGCGCACACCTAACACTATCACAGGCAAACAACTCGTAGACATCAAACTCTAACACACACAAAAAAAAATCATGGACAAGAGAGCCGCTACCAAACACCGCAAGCAACTGAAGCGCAACCGCAAGAATAAAATCATTCGGATGCAGAAGGTTGCCGAGAAGCGCAGAAAAAAACTGCAAGAAAATTCTTGACAAGTCAGTCAGTCAAGTGCCAGTAAAAAGCCCCGTAACTCCTTGATACTTAGGGAGTTACGCGGGCGCGGCCCCCCGCGCCGCGTAAGTCGTTGATACTCAGTGACTTACGCAAGTTGTTACTAAAAGTCATGTCAAGCGAAAAGTTGAGAAAAAAAAGTGAAAAAAAACGAAAATAAAACTTGCGTTTCTCTGGGGGTGTGGTATACTACCAGTATGAAAGATAAGCAAACACCCTTCTTCGTTCTCTTCGGTAAAAAGAAAACTCACCGTGGCATCTCTGGCGAGGTCTGCTTCGGCGGTAACTGGAAGCGCGAAAAGTGCGAGCGTCTCATCCGTAACCCTTACGCTAAAATCGCGGAGGGAACTGGTCGCATTGTCGAATTCCCTAGCCGTGAGGCGGCATGGGAGGCGCACGGCGACCAACTTGACATCGCGCACGGTCGCGTCAGCTTCGGCATAGGCCGATAAAAAACTGAAAAAAAAATCATCTTTTCACTTGCACTAATTCAAATCATAGAGTATAGTTACATCATGACAGACCAAGAAAGACAAATCGAACACCTCAAGGATCAAATCTTCAAGCTCCGCATGAAGGTGCAAGGCATCTCTGGCACTGCTGCTGCAAATGCTGAATGGGCAAAAGACGCTTTCCAAAAGGAGGGTTTCAAGAAGATCGAGCGCAGACTTGATGAAGCAGTTGCAGAAATCAAGATGCGCCCATAATGGATAATCCAATAATCGCAATAGTCGGCTTCCTAATCTACATACTAACACAAATTCAAAACTACCTTTAATCATGACCGTCAAAAAACCAGCATTCATCTACTCCGTGATCGTTGAAACCCTCAAGGCTTGCCGCACCAAAGAAAGGGGCGCAGGGTGTTCTCTTGAGGACAAGGTTGACACCTACACCGCCGCCGTCATCATCACCATGTGCAAGGACGCAGTTGAGGAGCGGCGCGATATCCGCGACTTCCGCAGAGTGTGCGAGGAGATACTCGCCACCGTCTTGCGCTTGCGTAGGGACAGCCGCCCAGACATTCATCCCGTCTGCCGTCACAGGCTCATCAAGGAGGACTTGATGGTCAAGAGTGATGACCTCACCGTGGCGTAAAAAAAAGAAAAAAACGCTTGACAGCGTAACTCGTTGATACTCAGGGAGTTACGCGGGCCGCGCCGCCCGCGCCGCGTAACTCGTTGACGCTTAGTGAGTTACAAAGAATCGAATAAAAACACAAAAAAACGCTTGCGGTTCTGCGAGCCTGTGCTATAGTATACCTATGACTGACAGAGAAGCCTACAATCACGGATACTACGGAACCCTTAGCATGGAGGAGTTGCTGGAGGCGTTGCCTCCCGCTCGCGCCTGTCACGACTACGACGAGCCTACGCAGGTGGGCGCGTGGCGGTCGGGCGGTCAGGATCGCCGCGCCGATGACGCTGATGACCTCAGTGACGCGATCAACGAGGACGCTGTGCGAGCGTTCTTGATGGAGGATGTCGAGTTCGCGTAAGTCGTTGAGGCTTAGAGAGTTACGCGGGCGGGGCGGGGTAATCCGCGTAACTCGTTGATAACCAAGGAGTTACAAAGATAGCTATAAGTCGTTGATACTTAGTGAGTTATGAAGAATCATGGGTTCTATTTGCTATTTGTCTATTTAACCTATGACCTACAACCTGAATAAAAAAGAATAAAAAGTGCTTGCAAGTTTCTAAATTTGTGGTATACTACCCTTATGATAAATCGAATTGACCAAATCCTCTCTAATCTTGAATGTGCCGCTGTTGATGGTGGCTTCTCACTCTCTGTCAAAGACGGAGAGATTGTTGCTAAGGATCTTCTCTCCGAGGAGGCTCTTGAATTTAATATCCGCTTTGTCGGTAATGACATCTCTGATGTCGCTGTTAAACCTCTAACAAAGAAGTAAACATGAGAACAAACCATAAGCAAAGAGAAGAAGTTACTTTGGAGCGCAGGATCTGTGATCGCTGTAAAGATGTTGATGGATTGACCTTCGGCTACATCGGTAACTTTGAAAGTTGGGGAGATGATCGTAAACTTTTCATTTGGATCAATGAGGATGAGATGAGAGAGAAGAATGGTAATCACGCTAATCTCTGGGAGTGTGTTGCTCGCGATCTTGATGTGAAATCTGCCTGTCTTGCTTTTGCGGCAATCAAAGGTTTTCAGATGGGCAAGCTCTATAGTTCTATCAAAATCAAAAACAAGTGGCAATCATGATTGAAATAATAATCGCACCAATCTTTTCTTTTCTTTTCCCTATAATCTTAATGATAATACTTTTATGCATGAACCGATAACAGAACTACAAAAAGCACTAGCTGATCTAGAAAGTGACATCAGATACCTACAGCCAGATAAACTCAGGTGGACTTATATCCGCAAAGAATTGATTGAGAAATTAGACTGGTGCAAAGAACTGGCTCGCAGAAAAAGAGACTCTAAGTGATTGATACTTAACGACTTACGCGGGAGCGCCCGCCCCGCGCCCGTAACTCGTTGATACTCAACGACTTACGAACAATCGTAAAAAAATACAAAAAAGACCTTGCGTTTCCTCCAACCTGTGGTATAGTTCCACTATGACAATCGACGAGCTAGCAAAGCAAGACCCACGCGAGATGTTCGACCACGACCCTCGCGAAATTCAAGAACTCCTCGCGGAAGTCCACGCGGAACTGGGCGACCGCGATCCGCGTTTCTCCACCGACGAAGATCAACTCCCTACTGACTAAAAATTATGGAATGGAAACCTACACCCACCGTCAAGGCTCCCGAGTTGGAGTCTGCCATCAGCGCCATCACTGGCGTGGATCGTCGCGAGGCGATCACCTCCAAGACCTGCCCTTGCTGCGGGTCTGCCGTCACCCTCGACTCGTTCAAGGACGAGTTGAGCCTGAAGGAGTTCCACATCTCTGGCATGTGCCAGACTTGTCAGGACTCGGTTTTCGGGTAACCCGCATAACTTGCTAAGTCTCAAGGACTTACGCAAGCGCGGGGGCCGCGCCCCCGTAACTCGTTGATGCTCAACGAGTTATGACTGAAGTGAAAAAAAATGAATTTTAATGCAGAAAGTGCTTGCATATTTGTCAAAATGCTGTATAATGTGGCTCGTAACAAGATAACCAACCTACACACCAACCATGCTCAACTTCCTTAGAAAGAAAAAAAAGACAATAAATTCACTTGCAATCCCTGTGAATTCGATTATAGTTAAGCCTATGCAAATACAACGCCCAACACAAGACAGAGAGCTTCGGCTCTTCCCTCAAAATCCCGTCCACCTCGCATCTACCCTTACAGGTAAAACTGTTCGGTATGAGAACTTCCACAACAAGTCCTCCGTTGCTGATCCCAAGGTTCGCACCTTCAAGATCAAGTCAATCGAGGATGTGTGCAAGTCCGAGGCAAGCGGTAGCAGGTATGTAACCGCAAAAGTCCAAGACGTTGATGACGGAGGGACTGAGAAATACAGAAATCTTATCCTTGACGGGATTGAGGTGATCGTGTAGGTTACCCCACAACAGGGGAGCGGGGGGAGGAAAGCCCCAACGGAGTGCTACCACCCCCGTTCCCCAACTTTTTCCTTTACAAATAACAAACCATACATTAAATTAGCATCATGTCTAAATCATCTGAATCACTTCGCATTGAAGTAAAAACACAGGAACAAGCTGCATTGCTTAACTATGCACTTGGAATCACCCATCAACACCTTTCAAGCCGTCTTGAGGAGGTCGAAGATGACAAGCTCGACACCTTCATGGATAACATTAAGTGGACACGCAAACACGCAAAGTCTCTTAATGACAAGTTTTCTCTTAGTGAGTTACAGAATTCCTAGCTTTCTGGAAAAGGTCTGATTGGCGGGGGCGAAACCGCAAAGCGATACTGGATAACCAGAAGCCCCTAGCTCCTCCAACAAACAAAATTGTTGGTTAAAAAGCTAATCGCTGTCAAGGGGATGCAGTCCAAGATCCCCACTAACCAACCCCGTGAATTGTCTGTGACTAGCGGGGGGCTAAACACACAGACGCTCCCAG